CGGGTGGCATTAATCTGGGCGATAAGCAGTCGAGTATCATTATCTCGCTGATTAAGCATGTCCTGTTGCTGCATCTCAGCCTCCTTTAATTGGGCCTCAGCCTGCATTTTCTGCTGCTCGAGTTCTGCTTGTTGCTGTTGTGCTTGCTGCGCTCGTTCAATCATCTCGCGCTCGGATTGCTCAACAAGACGCTCCTTCTCGGACAGCGATGTCGTGTTGTACATCTTAAGCATCGTAGAGAAAGAGATAGCTTGATTCTGAAGAGCAGCCTGAGCGAGTTGACCAATCTGTTGATGCAGTTGTTGCATGCCATCAGAGTAATCAACGACAATGCCATAATCGCACTCGGCAAAAGTATCGCCATCAATCTCGATTACCTTAAGAGCACCGTCTGGAAGGATATAATTAAACTTAATTTTACGACCCTTCATCGCAATCTTTGCAGTCTCAATGAAACACTCAAGAACGCGCTTCTTCACGTCATCATGCGTTGCAAACAACCACTCCGTAATGTGAGACGACTGTAGATTCGAACGTTCAATGCCACCAACGGTCTCCCTATTACTGACGTTACCTTCGCGTTGCTTTGTGATACCGGTAATCTCTGACATCTCAAGCTTGATGAACTCAAGCAAGTTAATCTGAGACTGTATTGAATTGCCGAACTCGGCGTCAATAACGCCTGTCGTATTATTATTTAACGAACCAGCAAGCTTACCTGTGGATTGGCCATAATTGCCTTCCTTGAAGGAGTCTGTGATATAAAGACCATTAACTCTCGCATAGTACATCCACTTATCGACATCCCACCCCTTAGGCACTTGAGCGAAATCAAATCGTACGAGCTTGCCCCAGTTGTGAGCCATCATCTTGTTAAGACGATCATGCACGACATCGTATAAGTAGTTATACTGCTTCATCATATCGACAAGCGAGAAGGGCTTTGCGTCAATGATGTTATATATTGAACCGATGATACCGAAGTGACACTTAGAGGGGCTTGACAATGAGTTGTACTGCACTGGGCATGGGCGCATATTAACATAAATATCTTCGCCAATCTTTACGCCTTCCCATGCTTGGTTAATCCACATCGTCTGCTCTTCTTCGCCTAAATCGGTATTAGGAACGTAATCTTCGCTATAGAAATCAAATGTCTCTTCGCCAGTCTCTGGATTGTAGCGCTTAATCTTCTTAACCTTACGCATTGATTTCCAGTAGACTCTTATAACGCGGATGTTGCCATTTGTGTCATAAGGCAGAAGAGAATCATTCGAGCCATCAGCAAAGACATTAAATGGGTCCCAATACTCGCCCATCCCATCTTCACCAGTGGTAATGGTATCGTCAACCATATGTAGGTTAACAAAACCCTTTGTCTCGTCGTAGTTGTCGAGAGCATCAGTACCACCATCGAAATTACTAGGAGCTTCATTTATCTTCTTGGTATCATTCTCTGACAGGACATCGTAATACATATCCACAATTCTGCCGGGAGACATATAATCTTCAAGAATGATAACATCAGCGTCTTCAATTCTATTAGAGAAGCCAGACCGGAAAACCCTAATCTTTAAAGGATTAATCTTTTCGAGAATTGGCTCGCCACCTTGTATACTACATTGATAAATCTCTTCACCACTAATGGCCGCATCCATGAAGCCCTGCGTGAACTTAAGCTTGAAGTTCTGCTCTTTTGAGTAATGCTGAAGAATGCAATTACTCATAATTTCGCGCTCGTCCTGCCATTCGTATTGGAAGTGGTGGGCTATCTTTTCCAGCTCCTTATTATAACGGTCCTCATCCTCGCGATACATCTCTATCGCTTGAAGAACAGCCGCCTGTAGAGCCTCTTGCTTCTTGTTTTCAATCTCCGATAAGGCGTTCGGATTGGTTACTACAGCCCGATAATCAAATATCCTATTGGACTCTTCGCCTCGAAGCAGATTTAATTTGCTGTTCATAATAGGATAATGCTGTATGTTGTCTGGAATGAAACGGGCCTTCAGGTGATCTGGATTGAGAATCAACTGCAAGTCAGACATATGAAGTTTGCCATTCACCAAATCATAATTTATCTTCTTATGAACAATAGATTTTCTAACCGGACTGTAATTTATAAATGTCTTTGAATCCGCCCAGTCAACACACTGTTTTCTCCAAGCTTTATTCTTCGCCTTAAAAGATTTTCGCTGTGAAGGAAATCCTATTCGTTCTGACATATTTCTTTTAATTTATTTTGCAAATATAGAAAAAGTCCACCACTTTTCAAAGGTGATGGACTCTAATTTAATTCGGGATTAATCTTCAAGAAATCTAATCTCGTAATTTCGAGTGAAATAGTCGTCAAGACCAAGATAATCTGGCTCTACGTCTTTTTTACTACCAGCCAAATCTCCTGAGTATAATATCATATACTGTTCTCTGTAAAGCATTACCATGCCTAATGCCCTGACTCGATCAACGTTTATATCTGGATTGAATAAGATAAGCTCCTTTAATAACGCTCGACTCTTAATATTAAACAGGTTAAACTCGGTAGTTTCTATCTCTTCTCCACTCTCAGTCTTTTCTATCTTCGGAACTGGTTTAAGAAGCCAATCCCTTATTAATTTATTCGCAAAATTATTGACTGGTAGCGTAGCATTAACGCCATACGCTTTATTACCAAATCCTAAAGTCTTAATAATGTCCTTATCTTTCAGGTATTCTGGCGTCTCAGCAAGAAGATAAGAGCAGTTCATACGCGAGAAGTAAGCGTAAATACCCTTCTTATTTGACTCATATAACGCTTTCGCGCCGTAGAATAAGCAAAGCTTCCTCGTAACTTCGTAGCAATCGTCAGCGTACATTTTACGGCCAGTATACTCAGCTACAATCTTATCAGTCCACAAGTCTAACACAAATGTACTATATAATGACATCGTGTCTGATTCGTCATCGTCGATAGGGTCAACGCCTATAATATATCTATTGCTATAGACTTTCCCTCCTTGTCCTACTTCTGGCATTGCGTATATCTCTATAGCGCCTTCAATTTTGTTATCTTTAGTAGGAAACTCGTGTATCGCCTTATCTGCAGTTGGGACGAATTTAACTTCGCCACCAGCGCTAATCTCT